CAAGGTTTTCGCCTTGTTGCCTGCAAAGCCCTCATGCATGACCGTCAGATACTCGGTTATTGGCGGGTCGGATAGGGCGCCATAATAACTTACCGCTAGCATCTCTGCGCCGCTGCTGCGCGAGATGTGCCGGCGCCAGTGCCACGACGTTACGCTCATCTCCTCGCCCTCGATGCCCATGATGTCAACATCGCGCAGCCGAAATTTCTTTTCCTCCGGCGCCGGGAATTGATAACCGCAGGCCGGGCACTCTTTCGCAGCGATGGCCGCCAGCTCATGGCATTCCGGGCACGCCTTTACGGGAGCCTCTCCAGTGCCCGCAGTGCCTTTCTTTGGCGGGTTGACTGCGGTGACAGGCCCGTGCGTCTCAACGACGCCAGCGAAGTCCAGCACAAGGCAGTGGTCGGTGTGGCTCTTCGGCCGCATCCCGCGCCCGGCCATTTGCATGTACAGAGTCGGCGACATGGTCGGGCGCAGCATCACGATGAGGTCAATGTCTGGATAGTCGAAGCCGGTCGTCAGGACGTTGGCGTTTGTTAAGGCCTTTATTTTGCCGGCCCGATAGGCCGCAATCATCGACTCTCGTTCGCGCTTTGGGGTCTCGGCGTAGATCGTCTCAGCAACGATTCCGCGACTGTTCAGCTCGTCGCGCACCGCCATCGCATGGTCAACGCCGGAGCAAAAAAACAGCCACGCCTTGCGGTCTCCAGCTAGCGAAATCACCTCCTCAACAACCGCCGCGGTTTTCTGAGGCTTGTTGACGGCGGCCTGTAATTCATGCTCAACAAACTCGCCGCCGCGCTTTTTGACGCCGGAAACATCAAGCCGCTCTTTCGTCAGCTTGCTCCTGAGCGGCGCCAGAAAACCCTTCAGCACCAACTCCTCAATTTTCACAGGCTCAATTAGCGCATCAAACAGCGCACCGTCTTCAGTGATAAAGCCATGCCCTAGCCTGTACGGGGTTGCGGTCAAGCCGACAACCCTCAGGCTTGGATTGATGGCCTTAAGGTCGTCAATAAATTTGCGGTAGGTTCCCTGTTGCCGATGCGACACAAGGTGGCACTCATCGATGACGATGAGGTCAATGTGGCCAATGAGCCTCGCTTTGCGCCAGATGGACTGGATGCCGGCAAAAGTGATGCTGTCGATGTGCTTGATACCTACGCTCGCCGAGTAGATGCCTAAAGGCGCCTCGGGCCAGTGCTGAAGCATTTTCTCCGCGTTCTGCTCAATCAGCTCCTTAACATGCGTGAGCATCAGGATTTGCGTCTCCGGCCACTGCTGCAAAGCCTCTTTGCACAGAGAGGCCACGATGTGGCTCTTGCCTGAGCCGGTCGGCATGACAACGCACGGATTGCCCTTGTCGTTTTCGACAAACCACTCGTAAAGCTGATTAAGGGCTCTACGCTGGTAATCGCGCAGGCCGCTCAAAACGGCTCTCCCGGCGGCGGGCTTGGCACAATCCGAGCGCCGAAAGTCTGGCGCATGGCGGTAATGTTCTCGTCGCCGCTGGCGCAGGCCGCAGGGTTGGCAATGATTTCGTGGCTGCTGAAAGTGTACGCATCGGCCTCTCCGTTCCGCACCGGCTTGCCGTCGATGAGGTAGCTGCCCTCCCATCCGCTTGACTGGCCAGCAATCGGCCACGGGACGAGGTCAGGGTGCAGCACATGGCTGTCGCAGCCGGTGCGCTGAGCTTCCTCAGGAATCGCATCGTCCCAGCGCTCGCAATGCCAAGTGCCATCCTCCCGCGCTGTGCTGTGGGCGCAGGTTCGACAGTTCACCTCCTTGGTCAGCTTGCTGCCAAAGCACAGGTCGTGCGCCGGGCAGAATTTGCACTCGTACCAGCTCGGGTCAGCACTAATTGGCTCAGGCATGCGGTCAGACAGCGCAATGCGCTTGCCGCGCTCAAGAAACGCCTGAGCGGCCTTCTGCTCGTACCTGACGCGCTCGACCCACAGACGGTCGTCGTCCTTGCAGACCGCGATGTAGGCTGCCCGGTCAATCTGGGTGCCCAGCATGTAGAGCTGCATCTGCGCCCAGTGCATCGGCTTGGATTTCTCCACGCCGCGCCGCTCAAGGTCGTCAAAGGATTTTTTGCTGTGCGTCTTGAACTCGGCGATGTGCCGCTTGCGCGGCGACTCCGGCAGGCCGCTCTCGATAATTCCGTCGAGGCTGCCGCCGATGTGGCTGCCGAAGTTTATTCGTGCCTGTGCATCGCCTGTTGCTCGTATGTCCACGCCGACCGCCCGTAGGTCGCCAACAATTGTTGACTCCTCGTTGGTTCCTCGTCGAAACAGCCGGCGCATTCGCCCGTTGAACTTTTCAATGGCTGCCCAGCGGAACTGCAACCAGAGATAGCGGTCGCACTTATGGCCAAGCAAACTAGCGCCCAAATGCGCCCGAGGCTCTTCGATTTTGTCTGCATGATATTTGTCAATGCTCCCAGCTAGGGTAAGATTGTCCGGCAATTTCATGTTGCATCCTTTGTTGTTGGTCTTCTTGAATCCCCGACCCTCGCGAGAGAGCCGGGGATTTTTTTGCCTACTTTTTGGCCCAAGGCGGCGCCGGGCGACCCGCGGGCGCCGTCGCAGGGGCTGCCGCAGGCGCGGCGCTAGGCCGAGGCATGCTGCCGCCATTGATGGCCCTGAAGGCCTTCACCTCGTTGCTGGCGCCGTAGGTCGGGTCGTTGCGAATGTCGAGCTTGATTTCGACCGTCGCGCCGACCAGCTCGTCGGTGTCCTGCAACTTGCTCAGCCCGGCGGCCATCATAAGAGCGCGGAGCTGCTCCCGACCGATTTCCTCGGCCTTGGGGTTGGGGTTGAACACGTTCAGGTTGCCGAACACGACGCGCCCTTGATGCGTCGGCCCGACGATGTCGTACCGCAGCTTGATGTACTGGCCGTTGCCGGCCTTGGTCGTCTTGAGGTCGGTGCTGGTGATCGCAGCCTGATACCAGCCCGCCGGCAGCGGGTCGAATCCGCCGCTGGTGCTCTCGGGAAGGGTCGCGATGTCAAACGATTCGGTCAAAAAAGCCATGTGGCTACTCCTTGGTTGTGATTTTGAATGATGGGCGCCCGGCCTTGGCCGTGATAGCGCCCGACAGAACATTGGTAATCTCGGCGTCGGCGTGCTTCCACGCCGTCATCGACAGCTCTGGCTTCCACCGGAACAGGCTGCTCAGGTAGTCGGTGAGCCCGTGCTCAGCGGCCAGCTGCTGCAACTTGTCGCCATCCACCTTGCGGTCGATGCGCCCGACAATCTTGACCTCGCAGCTATCAAGCTTCAGGGTCTCGGTGCCGTCGAGCGTTTCAGGGATTGAGGCCAGCTTAACCATCTGGTCTTCAATCGCCCGGCGAGCCGCCACGGCGTCTTCCTCAAACCGCTTGTGCAGGCTCCACTCAATGGCCAGCGCATCCAGCATGTCGCGGCTCATGATTTCACCTCCCGAGCCGCCAGCAGGGCGTCGGCCATCGCGTAGGCGTGCATGGCGAGGTCAGAGTAGCCGTACATGCCGCGGGCGATGAGCGCCGGGATAGCGCAGGCCGCGAAGTAGTCGCGGAGCGTTTTGTCTTTGCTCATCGGCGGCTTCGGCGCCAACTGGCGAGCCAGTGCTTCCATGTTAGAAAACGTCACTCCAGTCCCGTCGCTCATTTTCCACCTCCAATCTTGTTGATGATTTCGCCCAAGTCAGGCGCTTCCCAAGGGGCCAGTCGGCCGCTGCGGTCTTTCGCCAGCCAAAGGCCGTCGCTATCGCACATCAGGGCACGCTGGGGCACGCCCTCGGCGTCGCGCTCAACGCGCAGCGCCAGCACCTCGTCAAAGAAGTAAGGCAAAGCCTGCCCAGTTTTGTTACCCGGCATGCTGGGCGAGTACAGGATGCGCCCCAGCTCGTCGGTTGCCTTCTCCAGCTTCGCCGACACATAAACATGCTTGCCGGGCAGGTCGCGGAAGGCGCGGATGATTTCCCCCATCTGCTCCTGCATGTTGCCGTAGGCCGCCCGCGGGTCTTTGGAGGCCTTCTTCTCATGGTTCAGGATGACCTCAGCGATTTCGCTGATGGAGTCCAGCGCCACGCTCTGAAAGCCCTTGGCCTCGTCCGAAGACACAATCCACTGGTAAGCATCGTGCAGCGCCTGCACGTTGCCGATTTCGATGTACGGGACATCGGCGTCGGCGATGGACAGCAGGCCGCCCTCAGCGCTCAGGATGATGGGCAGCGGCAGGGTCGGGATGAGGCTGGTCTTCCCGGCACCCGCGTGCCCGTAGACCAAAATTTTTACACCATCCGCCGCGAGGGCGTTGGTGCGCTTGAGGTTGATAGCCATCGGTCAGGTTCTCCTTGTTGTTGGTTGCTAGACCCCGCCGGGCGGGGTTTCGGCCTCGTCCCCGAGGCCTCGTCAGTAGCTTCAACCCTGAGCCTTTTCCCACATGATGGTTTCCAGCTCGGCGCCGCCGTTGATGTAGGCCTCAGAGCCGTAGGCCGGCGAGCGCTCGTCCCAAAGGCGCTTGTCCAGCTTGCCGCCCTTCGCAAGATGGGCGTTGACCTTCGCGGCCAGACGCTCCATCTTCGGGCGAACCTCGTCGCGGATGTCGATGAAGGAGAGCCAGCCATCCTCTTCGCTGACTTCCACCCGGCAACCCTTAAGGGTCAGAGAGTGAACCCAGCGACGACCGTCTTCGGCCTCCACTTGAACGTAAAAGCATTCCGCGTGAAACGGGACGCCGTCTTCTTGACGGCCGGCAAGATACAGATCACTAACAACAGAGGCTTCAAACTTGTTCATGTTTTCTCTCCTTGGGCGGTCGGTGAATTCCGGTTGCCCTGTGGGTTGGAACTTTAGGCGCTTAATTTAAGGTCGTCAAGCGCTCGGTGCATTTTTTTTTGGCCGCCACCGGGCGACCGTCGGCGAACAGGCCGCACGACGGATGGTTTTCGCCACCGCAGTAGCCGCCGACCTGTTCGCAGGTCGGGCAGGGGTCTTGCGGATTGCGCTCCGCAAGGGTTTCGGCGTAGGTACGGCTCATGCCCGCACCAGCCGGGTCACCGCCACAATCTGGCCGCGCTCGTCGCGGATGGCGGTCGGGCCTGAGTCGGGGGCGAACACGTTATCGGCGCACGGCAGCTCGGCCAGCACCATCGAGCTGACCAGCACCGGCTGGGTCAGGGGCAGCGTAAGGCCTTCGACGTTCCCAGTCTTCCGGTAGACGGTCGGGATTCCATCGACCGACAGGCCGGTCGTCTCGAAGGTGACGACGCGGGCGACGGTGCCGGATGGCGGGTAGGTGCGTTCGCTGCCATCTGGCAGGCGGATGGTGATGCTGTGAGGGGTCAAGTTAATCATTTTCTTCTCCATTAAAGGACTATGGTGGGGAACAGGGGCGGCACCGAGTGCCAGTTGTCAAAGATGCCTTCGCACCGGGTTAAGGCCCAGCACATGGTCTGGCTCCACTCGTCGTCGCCGTTTTCGGCAGCCGGGTCGCCAG